AAACAATTTCGCTTTGTGCATAAATACAGCGGAAATGGAACCATCCCGGCGGATAAATTAATTGCAAGACATAAATCAGTTGTGACGAATAGAGGTTTTTAGGTAGAAATAGCTATAATTTGATGTATTATATTAATAACATATCGTCGTGAGACGAATAACAGCCGCCTGTGAAGGCCGCTACTGGAGAATCCCGATGCCGGATAACGATATAAAAGAAGAGGATAATAAGGAGTTTTCAAGTGCTTTTGAAGAAGAAGCTAATAAAAAGAATGGCGTAGTCGATACCGATCTTAATGTTGGTGCCGAAGATGCCCCTGATAAGAATGGAGATTTAGCTGCTGCTGACGACAAAGACAAAGACAAAGACAAAGACAAAGGGAAGGAAGCCGATAACAAAGATAAGAATATTGATTCGCTTGAGGGACTACCCCAAGGGGTCATTGATAGAATAAATGCTGCTGAGACCGCGAGGGATACGCTTCAACATAGGGTCGATAGTGATGCTGGCAGGGTAAATGCCTACCAGAAGCAGGTTGAAGGCTTGCAGCTCGTCGTTGATGCTGGTGGTGATGGCGCTAAAAAGCCATCTAGCAAGGAAATAACGGATGCTCTATCGGGTGATAATAAGAAATGGACTGCATTTTCTGAGGAATATCCAGAGGTTGCAGCGGCGCTGGATGCCAGAATAGCTGAGGCTAACGCAACCACAGCCGCCGCGCTGAATGATCAGCAGGCTGCCCTGGACGAAAGATTGGCTCCGATCATAGAAAAGGACGCTAAGGATCAGGGGGTAATTGACGGGAAATACATGGAAGAACATCACCCTGGTTGGGAGAAAAGGGTTGCTATATTTGATGATAAGGGGGTTAATTTAGGCCCACACCCAGAATTTAAGGCATGGCTTGATAGCCAGCCTGCTACAACTCGTAGCTTGGCGGATAGTGATGTTGCGGAAGACGCCTCATCCCTGATGACATATTACGAGAACCATCTTCGCGCTACAGGTAAGGGCGAAGAGCTACAAACTACCACCCCCAAGAATGATGGCGGTGAGATAGACGCAACGGTTACGGCCTTGCAGCAAAAGCGACAGAGACAGCTTGAAGACGGTCAGACTGTTAAATCCGAAGGCGCCGGAGTACGAACTAGCCCCGATGGTGATACAGGAGAATTCGGTTCAGCGTTCAGCGCGTTTGCTAACAAGAAAGAACAAGAGCGCCGACAGCATAGCGGATAACCGCTGTACTGATTTATCTTATTAACCATTAACTTACTGTCGTGAGACAGCAGGAGGGGTAACATGGCCGGTTCTACATACGGTGATATTAACCAGCGTACCGCCGCTTATGCAGCGGTTGAAATGCTGGAACATGCGCGACCAATTATCGTGCTGACTGATTATGGCCAGTCAAAACCATTGCCAAAAAACAAAGCCGAGCTGGTTAAATTTCGTCGCCCGGTTCCTTTCGTAGTTAGCACCACTCAGTTGACTGAGGGTGTTACACCTACCAGTCATAAGATCAACTACGTTGATGTCCAGGCAACCATGGGCCAGTACGGCGATATAGCCGAGATTACTGACCGCATACAAGATATGTCAGAAGATCCCGTTCTAAAGGACGCAGCAATGCTGGCCGGGGAGCAGGCTGCTGAAACTATCGAAATGGTTACCTATGGCGTTATCAAGGGCGGCACAAACGTAATTTATGCCGCTTCTGCTGATTCCGCTCGTAGTGACGTAAACGATGTGATCACACTCACGGCTCAACGTGCTGCAACTCGCTTCCTGTCGGCTCAACGTGGCAAGAAGATCACCAGCAAGATGAGCTCAAGTGTCCTCTGGGGTACTGAGCCTATTGATGCCTCGTTTATAGCGTTTGCTCATACCGATCTGGACTCAGATATTCGTGATATGACAGGGTTTGTGCCTACTGAAAAGTACGGCTCAATGAAGCCCTTGCCATATGAGTGCGGCAAGGTTGAGACCGTGCGTTATATCCTGAGCCCATTGTTTGATCCTTTCTTGTCAGCAGGCGGCACACCTACCGGGGTTCTTTCTGGTGATGGATCAAGCGCAGATGTATATCCGGTCATCATTATTGCCAAAGAGGCATATGGGGTTGTTCCTCTGCGTGGCGAAGGCGCAATTCATCCTACTGTGTTGAATCCTGGCACTGTATCCAAGTCTGATCCTCTGGGTCAGCGTGGATTTGTCGGCTGGAAGACATGGTTCGTGGCACTGATTCTAAATCAGGCCTGGATGGTACGCTTGGAAGTAGCCGCTACATCACTGATCGCTGTAAGCTAACGTTTCAGTTGAAGTAGTATTTATAATAATAAGAAGAAGTGAAAAGCGCCTTTCCAGTTAGCTCTGCGCTGCTGGGAGGGATTTTAAATGGCGGGGAGCTCCGCGCTACCGCCCTTTATTTTATATGAGGTGATTATTATGTCTAGTGGTCTAGGTAATGTAACAAATGCGTCAGTACGCGATTCTCTTGGAGATCGTTGTTTTAATGCTGGCCATATTGCTATTGATGGTACTAACACTGAAAACGTGGAAACGACTGTAGCTATTGAGCATTGTGTTAACGGGGTAATGCAGACAGATTTTGCGATAGCTTCTGAAATCAACGTAAGTGCATTAACTGTAATCAGTGGTAAGGATGGCTCAACGTTGGATGCGACATTTACTCATGCTGCAAAAGCATCGGGTGATGACGATGAAACCATTATACTGCTACTGGCCTGTAAGGGTAATGTTGCGTATGTGATTGAACAATATCTTGATGTTGCTGCTGCTCAAGATGATGCAAATTACGAACTAACCTGTCCTTCTGGGTTTGCCGTATTTGCAGCTATTAAGCTTGTACGTACTGCCGCAGATACCGCTGCTTTCCAATTTGGTAACGATACAGGGGCAACTGGTGATCTGGATGAAACGGGTCGTACAGCTACATACTTTGATATTTCAGTGTTGCCACCAACTGTAGCTTTATTGGTTACTGTTTAATAAGTAATACGGTCTGATCACCGCCGGAAAGGTGGTTAGAAGAATGTCGTGAGACATGCTGAAAACGCTGTTTATACTTGATTGGTAGCTGAGCGATCCTCGGCTATACAAGATAGATATAGCAGCATAACCGAAGAGAGGCCGCTTGCGTTGTACACACTCGCTATGAGTCTGGCATCGTGAGCCGCCTACGGAGAAAACTTATGAGTAATATGATTAACATTGCTAATCCGAATACCGAAGAGCTGAAAGTCCAGCTCAAAGCCTTTGCCAGAGATAACCTTGGCATCACTCTTCAAGCCAATATGCTTCCCGAAAACATGATCCAGAAGATCAGGGATACCTGTGGCGAGAAAGGCGTTAATGAGCCATTTTTCGAGCAGACAGCTGTTCCAGGGATTGAGCAAACAGATGCAGCTGATCTACCGAAGGCTGGGACGGTCAGGATTGTGATAGCCAAGACAGACAAGAAAGACGGGGCTGAACCTGCTTTTGTTGGCTTTCAGGGGATTGGCTATACAATTCCTCGGGCGGTCGAGTGTGACGTACCACGCGGCGTTGTTGGCATTCTTGGTGATGCAAAACAGGATATTATCACTCAGGATGAAGATACTAATGAGCTTCTTTCTGAGACCGTCCAGACCTATCCTTTTGAGATCAGAGCAACCGGCCCACTCACGGATCTTGAGAAAAAGAAGAAAAAGGAAAGGGATGCATGGCTTGAGAAGCATCGTCAAGAGGTAGCGTAATTTGAATTACCTGCAATTATGTCAGCGTACCCGGCAGGAAGCCGGTATTGCGGGAGCTGGGCCTACCACAGTCCTTAACCAGACAGGCCAGCTCCAGCGTATTGTGGGTTATGTTCAACAGGAGTGGGAGAACGTACAGCAGTACCGTCCTAACTGGCTGTTTATGCACAGTGATTTTACGTTTGATACTGTGGCGGCAACCCGGGATTATCTGGCAGCAGATGAGGGGATTACCGATCTCAAACTTTGGGATACGGAATCATTCTTGATATATGAGACCTCCGTTGGCGAAGCCGATCAGAATCTATTGCCATATCTGGCGTATGGAGCCTGGCGGCAGCAATACCGAAGCCAGATGAATGTGAGAGAAGATAATCGCCCTTCTTTTTTCACGATCCTGCCAGACAATAAGATCAGATTTGAAACCCGGCCAGACAAGATTTACACCCTTGATGGTGAATACAAGCGCACTACCCAGGTATTTTCTGCTGACGCAGATGTTCCAACCAATTTGCCAGATGATTTTCATATGATTATTGTCTGGGGAGCGTTGAAAAGGCATGCGGAATTTGAATCAGCGCCGGAATTAATGGAAAAAGGCGAGACGGAATATGATGCAATGATGCACCGATTAGGAATAGATCAATTGCCTGATTTCGATGTAGCATTTCCATCGTTAGTATATTCTCACAGTCGATCCACATAGTCGGGCACAATAACTGAGGGCTTGCAGGTGGCTAGAAAAAGCAAATTAGCAAAACAGGCAAGAGGGGATGTCGTCACCAAGTCCTTTGCGATAAAGGGCGGGCTCAATCTTGTTGATACACCCATGGTTATTCCTCCTGGCATGCTGCTGGACTCCACCAATTATGAATTATTACCAAGGCAGGGGGTTCGCAGGGTAGATGGTTTTGAGCGTTTTGATGGGCAGGCAAGTCCATCTGAGCAAAGTTATTGGGTGATGAATTTCGACAATGGTGACGACACTTCTAATCCACCCATAGATTCAATCGTTGAAGGTGGAACCAGCGGAGCCAGAGCAAAGATAGCGCTTGTTACACTTTTATCTGGATCATGGGCAGGAGGTACTGCCGCTGGAGAAATGATTTTATTTACGCTTTTCGGGGTATTTCAAGATAACGAAACATTAATGTTTATACGAGACACCGATGGCTTCAATGGCGGATTTTCTAACGGGTTTGGATAATTATGGTTGATACAGTACGCACGATAGCAGACATACTTATATTACTTGCGAATAATACGACAGGTGATATCAACCCTCAGGATATGCGGGATGCCGTGGTTTCCCTGGAGGCGTTGTCTCATACTACTCCGATATCAGCTACGATAGTTAATCCGGGGACTGTTACTGGTGATTTTTTTCTACATGGATTTTATGATGCTCCAGTAGCCGATTCAAATCTGACTAATGCTAGTACGACTCAAACACATGGAGCCGCAAATTCTTCACATGCTGCCCACGCCATTGTCGTTGCTGCTGCGGCTGGCGTAACAGATGGAAGCGATCTTGTTCTGACCGTAACTGGCACCAGTATTACTTCTGCTGGAGTAAGGACAACAGGTGATTCTGAAACCATTGTTGCGGATTGCACTGCGTCATCTACCGACCAATACTATGAAACAACAAAACATTGGCTTGGACAAGTAACCTATACGTTAACAAGCTCAGGGGGAGGAACCTTTAACTATGATTTCAATTACGGTTTTGCGGCTTATGATGATATTTCTGATTCTAATTTTTTATTAGATCATTTTGTCTTTGAGTGGTATGGAAAGACCGCTGATACCAACTGGGATATTCATGTTGTTCACCACAAATCTACTGGATGGACATATCATGCAAGTGCATTTGTTCCCGGCCCCCCTGATCTATATTCGTTAACAGTCGATCATTCTACCGATAATAAATTAATTGCGAATGATTATGGGCGATGGAAAAGGACTGGGCTTTCTGATTCTATTTTAGGCGCATCAAATGAAGGATTAATCGTCCATGTGACTACATCCGTTAATAATTCACTTAATTGGTGTAATAGTTCTATTTTCGTTAGGCCGGTGCCATAATGGGATTAATTGCAATGGCGTTAGTAGATGGAACGGCGGTAATCAGAGGCGCGGATACAGCGGCGAATGACGCTACCTTTGCCCAAAGCGCGATTGAGACACAACGTGCTCTGATTGGTAAGGTAGGGGCCGCTGATGGCTCTGGAGCGGTGCTTGGAGGGCATGTATATAACGCTGATGTATATGCCTTTCGTAATAACGCAGCAGGCACACAATGTCTAATGTGGAAAGCAACCTCTACCGGGTGGGTTCAGCAGGCGCTTGGAAACAGGGTGAGCTTTACCTCTGGAACAGATGAAATGGTTGATTCCGGTACGCTTACGCAATCAGGAATAACCGCACCGATACGCAGAGTAGTCAAGCAAAGTGGAGACTGGTCTAGTAATGATGCCGCTGGCTATATCATAGTTGGTGATGTATCAGGGGCACCATTCGCCGCAGGAGCAGCAACCGATGGCGCATCAGGCGCATGCACGTTATCCGGCGCTGAAACTGCGCAGACTATACAGCCATCCGGGCGTTTTGAATTCAGGAATTATAATTTTTTCGGCAGTACTAAGACCAAGCGCATGTATGGCGTGTCTGGTGTTGATTATGCTTTTGAGTTTGATGGCACTTCTTTTGTGCCAATCATTACTGGCAATACTGTTGATACGCCCACTCACATAGAAATATATAAAGAGCACCTATTCTTAGCGTTTGCCAACGGATCATTGCAGAACGGCAGCACTGGTACGCCTTATGTGTGGTCTGGTGGTGGGGCGAATGAATATGGATTCGGTGAGGACATCGTTGGCATCATTCGTGAGATAGGAAAGAGCCTGTTGATCCTTGGTAGAAACAAGACTGAGGTGTTACATGGCAGCAATACCTCTGATGATCCATGGGATGTAGCGGATATTTCAGCTGAGTCTGGTGGTATCGAATGGACGCTGCAACGATTATATAAATCAAGATATCTTGATGATAATGGTATAACCAATGCCGAGTCTGTTCAGGCTTTTGGTGATTTCAAGGTTAATACAACCAGTCAGCTTATCAATCCATTGATTGACGTTAAAAAAGAGAGTGTAATATCTTCGATCCTTGTCAGAAAGAAGAACCAGTACCGATTATTTTTTGATGATGGCACATCAATTGTTGCAACCTACAATGGGAGAAAGTTGGCCGGCTGGAGCACGATGGCCTACCGGGATTCGGTTGGTTCCGGTATTCCGGTTAGAGTAACCGCCAATGGCGAGGATTCATCTGGTACAGAGATATTATTCTTTGGTTCTGATGATGGCTATCTATACCAAATGGATAAAGGCACTTCTTTTGATGGTGCGCCAGTGTCCGCTGCGGTGATCCTTGCGTATTTCAATGCGGGATCGCCTGCTTATAGTAAGCACTGGCATAAGGTTGATCTGGAAATGGAGGGCGCGAATGGTGCCGTTATCAGTTATAACGCGGTATTCGATTATGCTACAGGCTCATCACCACCAGACCTTACCGGAACCGTTACACTGGCGAGTGGCGGCGGTTATTGGAATACTGCTCTCTGGAATCAATTCACCTGGGCATCAGACGATGTAACTTTGGTGGATGGAGATATTACGGGTGATGGCAGAAATGTATCGCTACAGATATCTTCTGTTGCCACATACATAGAGCCGCACACGATACTTGGGGCAACCTTTCATTACTCCATGAGGAGATTGGTAAGATAATGGCTAATTCGTTCTGGAATTTTGCAACCAGATTCACCGCTGGCACCTTGGCTAAGGCCGAGGATGTCAATACTAATTACTCCGGTGTTGAGGCTGGGTTTGATTCTGTTGAGACAGAGATTGATAAGTGTATTCAGCTTACTAATCTTGGAGCTGCATCAGTTGATATAACACAAAATGCAGCGGCTAGAGCACTCAAGATTGTTTCGTTTGACGCATCTGGAAACGTAGTTGCTGTTGTTAATATCGGCTCATGGCAGGGAGATTGGGCGGCCCAGGATTATGTTGTGCGTGATCTCGTAAAGGATGCCGCTGGGGATGTCGGGCTTAATAATATCTATATGTGCAATACGGCGCATACCGGAACCGATCTTTCAACGCAGATAGCCAATTGGGACTTGGTAATTGATCTCACGGATGTTGTCACATCAGAAACCAATGCGGCTACAAGCGAGACTAATGCCGCAGCTTCGGCGGCTGCCGCCGCTGCCTCAGCTGCCTCTATTAATTTTGCATCTGGAACATTCACTACTGCATCGTTAGCTGTTGGCGTAGAAGAAGAATCTGGTGATATAGCGCACGGACTAGGTACAGATGATATTGATTTTGGATTTAAAGTCACTGGCTCGGTAAGCGGCGGTCTTTTTGCAGATGTTGGGATTAAAGACGCTAATGATTATGTTGTAACTCAGGTCACTAATTTAGCAGTAAATTCTATTACTACTCCGGCGGCTGGTAATATAAATATAGGGGTTACACAAAGGGCGGGAGCAGCGCAAACGATTACAGTACATTGGTGGGCTAGATCAAGGTAAATAAATATGGTTGATATACGTGTAAATAATGAGGGGATTAGATAATGGCTATTATTGCTGACCTTGCTGGTGATTTAACAAAAAAACTCATAGATAAAGCAGAAGTTGGAGACAACAGCGCAGCCCAGACGATCCAGCCAGTTACTACTATCGATGCAGTAAAGCCCATTGATGCTGCGACTCCGCCAGCGACTACGGCAGCGGCGGAGGCAGCGCCTACCCCGGCGGCTACGATCCCAGCGCCAGAGCGGGTAGTTCCGCGAGCTCCTGCCGCCACGCCTGCAACCAGAGAAATCGACCCAGCAAAGGAAACGGTTGCTGGCCAAATGGAGTCCTTGCTTAAAAAAGATAGCCCATATCTCAGGTATGCCAGAGAGGAGACCGCCAGGCAGGCGAATCGTCGAGGTTTAATTAATAGCCTTATGGCTGCCGGGGCTGGTACCGAAGCTGGCATTAAAGCAGCCTTGCCAATCGCGCAGCAGGATGCCAAATCCTATTTAGAGCAGGGCATGACTAATCAGGCAGCAGAACAGAAGATGCTGGAGAACCAGCAGAATGCTGATCTCACCATGGATGTAGCAGAGCAACGGCAACTGCATGACACCTATCGGATGAACTTGCAGGGACAGATTGATCAGATGAAGGAATCACATAGCGCAGGATTGAAAGAGCATCTTGAGTTAGTCCTGGCTGATGCTAAATTATCCAATGACATGAAAGGAACTTTCGCTCAGGAAATGGGCAGGATTATGACGGAATCCCAGACCCAGATTGGTACTGTAGGTGCGTCCGATAGAACAGCTGCGCAACAATCAGCCGCTATCGAGCAGATCATAAAGCAGCGTGACTCTCAGATTATTTTGATGAGGGATATGATGCAGCAATCAACCCAGTGGAACTGGTTTGGCACAACGACCCTGGCGGCGGCATAATGAGTAACGCAGCATTAAAACTGGTGACTCCAGAGGTAGACGCAAGGCCAAAAGTAAGGTATGCGACCATGAATGACATGCCTGGCATCTTACAAGTCAGTCAAGACCTGCTGGAGCAGAGCGTTTACAAAGACTTAGAAATGGATAAGTCGGTGTATCGGGCTTTAGTAGCTAACTGCATTAACAGTAAGAAGGCGATTGCCATGGTGGTAGTGGACGGGAACAACGATGTGCAGGGATTTTTGTTTGGCATTGTAGACCAGATATTTTTTACAAAGCTCAAATATGCCACGGATATCCTTACTTATGTTAAGCCACAATATGCCGCTCTATCGCCTATAATTGTTAAGAGATTTATCGCTTGGGGCAAGAAATGGCCAAGTGTCAGAAAGATTATGATGGGGATCAGTAGCGGACTGGATCAAGATGGTAGGGCTGGTAAAATGTATGAGCGGCTTGGATTAGAATGTGTGGGCGGAATTTATATGATGGCGGTGGGTGCTAAAAACTCACAGGAGGGTGTTTAAAATGTCGGGAATTTTCAAAGCCATAGGTAAGGTCTTCAAAAAAGTAGGAAAAGCAATTTCCAAGGTTTTTAAGAAGATCGGGAAAGCCATTAAAAAAGTATTCAAATCAAAGATATTCAAGGCTGTTCTTATAGCCGCTGCGATCTGGTTCACGGCGGGGACTGCCGCCGCATACTTCGCGGCCCCGCAGGCGGGGCTGATGTCTGCTATGAGTACCAGCGCTTCAAGCATGTGGAGCACCACAGTTAGCTTCTTTGGTGGGAGCACTGGGGCGGGGGCTGGAGTGGGACAGACGGGAGTTACCGCTGCTGAGACTGCCGCTGCTGGTGAAGGAGCTATGATAACTACCGCGCCAGCCACCTCTGTAACCGCTGCCAATGTCGGCGCTGCTGAAACGGCTGCTGCTGGTCTTGATGTTGCGGCTACTGCTGCTCAGCCAGGTATCATTGGTAAAACACTGGGGTGGGCTAAGGCTAATCCATTGCTTGCATCTACCGTTGTTCAGGGGGTTGGAAGTGTTGCCGCAGGCATGTCGAGGCGTGAAGAAGCTGAGTCAGAGCGCGAGGCAGAAGAGGACTGGCGCAGCAGCAGAGGCCTTTATGGCCAGGATGTCAGCGGGGCTGGTGGTGATTTGTATACTGGTGGAAGAGGGTTGATTTCTACTCAGATGCAGCCAATACAAGCGCCTTCTGTTGGCGGTGTTGTCCCAACTACGGTAGCTGGAGCCCCAACCGCCCCAGCGCCAACCGCAACCCCAAGACCTGTACCGATGTCACGCGCAGCCCTGTTGAAGAATAACAATGCCGGGTATGTGCTACCTGTAAATAGGGGATAATTAACGATGGCAGAACCGATAAATCAATTAGTCGATCATACTGAAAACCCAAGGGAGCTCACTCCTGATAAGGAGAGTTCCGTATCTTTGGAAGCTGCTTCTGATGGTACTGAGGCTCAACCGGCAACCCCGGAAGAGCAGGACACCTATGACATGATTGTTGCCAGGGCATTGAGCTTCATGCACGGGGAGGGCCAGAAAAACATACTCAAGATGCTGGGATCGGGGGAGACTCCAGCCAAGAGTCTCGGTCAGGCAACCGCTAATATCGCACAGATGATGTATAAGTCTGCTACTGAGGGAGGCCGTGAAGTAACCTCTGAGACTCTGATAAACGCTGCTGCTGAGATCATGGAGGAATTGAATGATATGGGGCAGGCTGCTGGTGTATTCAAGTATGAGAACGAGCAGGAGTCCGAAGAGCAGCTTGATGATGGCATGGGTTGGGCCATGAAGTATTATGGTGATATGGATTTGCAGAGCGGGGCTATCACTCCAGAATGGCAGGAAGAGGCTCAGGGCCAGGTAAAAGAAGGGGTAGCCAAAGAACAGATAAAAATGAAGGCCGTGGATGAAGGGGTCAAAAAGGCGATTAATACACCACAAGAAAAGCGCGGGATGGTTAAATCCGCTATGGGGGCTGGGGTATAATGGGAATAAT